GGTGGCATTTGGCTTTGAGTCACGGTTCTATCATCATCAACATTCTTATTAAACTCAGAATCTATGTATTGATAAGACTCATCCAAATACCAAGGGCTTCTCTCTTGTTCAACATTAATAAGACGGTCAAACATAAATGGAAAATTAAACTCTTGCTCTTTCCAGTCATTATAATAAATCTGTATAAAACCGCCAGATTTTCTTTGCTTACTGTTTACTTGACCATCTAATTCTATTTCAATGTATGAGCCAGTATCAGTTGAATCTAAAACCTCATAAACTCCATTATTGTTAATATCTCTAGAAAATAAAATCTTAATTTCATCTCCTTGAGATATATGGCGATAAGTAGAAATTTTATCTATTTTTACTACACTATTACCGCTACCATTATCTAAAACTATTGATTGTATTTTTGTCTTATTATCTAATACTTCATTATATGCTTCAGATAATCTTTTCTTTTCACCTTTCATATTAGAAAAATTATAATTATATTCTAAATGAGAACCTGGTTCAAAACTATCTCTATAGAGCATAGAGCGAAAAGGAAACACAATTTCTTTATCTACATATGGATATAATAAATCTCTATTGGGAAAAGTATTTCCAAATATTGACTTATTAGATATTCTTTGTGATAACACCTCTGAAACTTCAGCATCAGAATAAAAGGGAAATTCATTTTCTATATCTTCTCTTATTTGATTAATTTTTTCAGTAGTATCAATATAAAAATTACTTATAAAATGTCCTCCACCTTCAGGATTACTAATATCTGCCCTAGGCCAAAACTTCTCACTTCTTAAGGCTGATTCATTATAATACCTAACTCCATCTTCCCAATAATAATAAGCTGGCTGATATCCTTCATAAGTATGAATCATATTTTCACTTAATTGTCTCCCAGACCTAGGGTCTGTTCTATCAGCATCGGTTAACATAATAACTCCAGCAAAATCCTCAAATGGTTTAATAGATACAACAATATTTTTTTGCATAAATATAGGCGTTAAAAAGTTAGCATATCTTTCAATAGAAGCTAAGGCTGCAGAAGAAAGTTCTCCACTCCCTTCTTCTGCCCTAGTGTTTTCAAGATTATATTCCATTACATTAGTTTTAAAAAATGTATATGGTTGATTTGAATAACCTGTCTCATCACCTAAAAGTTGTTTAACAGTAAATTCTCCGGAGCTTATCTTACGATTAAACTCATTTATATCAAGAGTACTAATAATTTGATCATCAGAAATAATATAAGAATTCTTCATTCCTAATGGAATATAACTAGTTGGTTTTTTAGTAGTTAGATAAAAAGAAAAATTATTTTTATTTGAAGTTCCTGTTTCAGGATTACTTGAAATATTAGGATCACCAAATCGTTTATCAAACCAATATTCTTTTAATTCAGCTTGAAATCCTAAAAAATTAAAGAATAATTCAAATGAATAATTTGTTCCTTTGATTTTATAAACTTCTACTATATTTTTAATAAGTTCTCTAAAAGAAACATTGTTAAGAAGATTATTATCCTCTCTCTCATATCCTATTGCTTGTGCAAGATAATTAAGATATTTTTCTGGAGTTTTATCAACATCTACTAAATTATATATTTCATCAACTATATTAGCAAATCTATCATAAACTCTCATAAATGCTTCTATAAATAATTTCATTTTTGGTTGAGAGTTTATAACTGTAAAGTCATAATCAGGCATAAATTTTGAATAATTCTGACGAAAAAATATTTTAATAGTAGAGTACTTAAAAGTATAAATTACTTGACGATACATATAACCTTCTATATAGCTTTTTCCGCATATAGATGCTATATCGTCTCTAGCGATTGGCGGAGCTGAGGCATTTAATTCATCAATTGTTTTATTATTAATTTCTTCTTTGTTCTCTAATAAAACAATAGCAAGTTGACGATAATTATCATCATCAAGAATAGCATCACATTCTGATAACATATCTTGAAATTCTTTATCGTTTTTAAAAATATTTATTGTCTTATCAATTTCATACCTATTCAACATTCTTTACTGCTCACTTATAAAGTAGTTTAACATGAGTCCATGAATTTTTTGTCCTGTTAAAAATACATCTTCTGATAAAATTGCAATTTCATTAAATCCACTGTCGACTGCATTCTCAACATTTGTTGTAAGGTCTTGTGCATCAGGACCAAGATATTCTAAGATAACATATTCTACACCATCAATTTCATGAATAATTGACATTATTCTTGATTTCGGTGTTGACTGTCCAAAGTCAATACTTTCTAAACCAAAATTTGTTTTTATATTATTTTCAACTCTATTTGACACATCCTCTTTTGAATAAATTTTATTATAGTATATATTAGCCTTTATATCAAAAACTTTAAACTTAGTTTCTTTATATACATGATCAAGTCCAACTATTTTATAACTTGAAAAAGTAGCTTCATAAATATCCTCATCAATAACACCTTTTTGAAATCCAGGGCGTCCTTCTTTACCATCATATATTTCTTCTACATATCTTTTATCAAAAATAAAATGAAAGTAAAAATTCAAGTCAGGCATATTACTACTATTATCAGTAGAAAGTTTATTTAGTGTCATAACATCTCTTGATTCATCATAATCAATAAAATAATCACCAATAGCATAATACTCATGATTTATTTCTTCAACTAAACCAAATATTTGGTATACAGCATCATTTACTGTTGAGGGAGAAATAATTATTTTACTGTTATTATTTTTTAAAGGACTTCTTAATATTAATCCATCTCCTGCATTATTTATAGAGGCAAAATCAAAATTAGCATAAAGTAAATCATCTGAGTATCCAGTTGTATTTCTTATTTCATCATTAATATTATTAATTATTTGAGTTAATGTATAAGATCCATCTACAAAACCATCAGCAGTAATATCAATATTATCAACAGTAGGTTTATTATCAAACTGCAAGCTAATAAAATAATTTGAAGCATTGATATTATCTTGAGGATTAGTTAAACTTTCTACTGTTGCATTAGAACTTTCATCTAAACTCCAATCATTTTCTATCATATAAAGAGAAGCCCCTTCTGACTTTTCTTTTGTAAACCTTACAAAAAATTCTGAGGAGTTTAAATCAATAGTTAATCTATCTTGATCGTATACAGTATTATAAACTCTATTTGCTACTATTCTCCAGGCAGGGTCATCTTGGCCATAATTTTCATTATAATAAGTTCCTATATCTATACTACTCCTATTATCAATAAGATAATTAAAATATAAATCTCTTTGCTCTAAATAAAAATTTATAGATCCATTCTCAAGTATTACATTACCAAAACTATCAAGATTTTTATTTATAATAACAGTTAATTTTCTTTGTCCAAACATTCTTCTATTTAGCGGATAAGATCCGCCAACACGAATACCAAATACAACTTCAGAAGCATTTAAATTACTATCAGTAGTTCCACTAAAATCTAATTGAGAAACTTTTCCAGTAATAGGTGATTGAAGTTCTACATAAAGCTCATCATTAACTAATAAATAACTAGTAGTTTTGGCAACTGTGCTATAATCTCCTCCACCAATCGAATCATCAAGAGTATACCCACTTCCAAGCAGCGCTTCTAAAAGGTCAGTTCCGCTTTCACCCTCTTCAAGGAGAACTGGTCCAGAGGTATCATTTAAAAACTCAATAACATCGACTTCAGTTGATTGAACAGTATAATTAGGATCAAGCTCTGTATCAAGTAAAGTAATTATATCATTATAAGTATTATCTGTTCCAGTTGTTATAGAATATTCATATCCATTGACTTTGAAATAATATTGAGTAGTGTTTGATAATGGAGTTATAGCAGTTAAATCATTTGAAAGTCCTAATCGCTGATAACCTGATTTTCCAGAACCAGCATTAGGAGGGTCAACTATAGTAGGTAATGCAGTTAATAAATCATTACCTGTAAGACCAGGTTCTACTCTAACAGAATATTTAGGAAAGGTTCCGATATTAGTTATTCTAATATCTTCAGTAGGAGAGGTTCCTTCTATTGTTACTGAATAACCATTTAAAATTATTGTCTTGTCTTCTCCAGTTATTGTTGCGGCCTGAGTAAGTGTTATTTGTTTATTTGGGACAGATACATTCTCTACAAAAGTTCCTTCTAGAATACCATCTCCACTTATAGCCATTCCTGGTTGAACTAACTCTATATCATAATCTACATTTGTAATAATAACACTTTGAGCATTAATATTAGCATTAAGTGTAAAGTTTGTTGAATCTTCAATAAGAGTTGCCAGTTCAGTATAAGTAGGAGTTGTATCAATGGTAATAGTATATTCAACTCCATTAATATATACATTATATGCTGTTCCTGAAGGTAGACCAGATGAGGTACTACTATCAACTGATAATCCTAATTCTTGAAAACCATTTGAACCACTAACTCCATTATTATAGTCTGGACTATTTGTGAAAGCATCATTTATTATATCAATTATATCTTGAGCAGAGGTTTCACTAGGGGTTGATCCCCTTAGATCAATATCAGTTACAAGAGGATTATTATCAAAACCAATAGTTACCATATATTTAGATGAAAGGTTAATACCACTCTTTAAATCAATTTCTGATTTAAACTTTGCAGCTACATCTTCAACTATTTTCCAAGTTGGTGTAGAGCCTTCTATTAACCCATCATTAGTAGTTCTTGGTTCATAAAATTCATTATATGTAGACAAATCTGAAAAATAATATGATTTAGTATCTTTCTCAGTTATTTTAAACAATAGATCAGTATTAACATTTCCACCATCATCAATTAAATTATTTTTAAATTTACTTGGAGTTTCTAAAATAACATAGTTATTAAAAGTTTCTGTGCTTCCACTTTCATCCCAATCTATATCTGTTTCCCAATCTAACTCAGAAGAATAAGTAAGAACATCATACCCATATTCACCATCTCTAAATGAATACATCTCATTAAGCCTATTTTCTAATCTTAGTGTTATCCATTGAAAATCATTATATCTTGAAGGAGCAACATCTTCCCATGCTGGCTTATCTTTTAAGATATAAAGCCATACTTCTAACGGATGAATATAATTTCCATATCTATTATATACAGTAGATGGGGTTATATTATTATTACCAAAAGCTTGAGCCTTTATAACCGTATTATCGGCATTTACAATAATATTATAATCTTCTTCTGTCACTGCCTTTCCTGCGGTTCTAATAGAAAAAGGTGCGTATACAGATGCATATTCAGCAGTCTCTCCGTTTCTACCACCAGTTCCTTTTTGTTCATTTATAAAATGAACACCTACACTCTGTCCATTAATAAGCATTGTTTTATCTACATTAATAGAACGTGCTGTAATATTACCATCTATACCACCACCTATGCGATAGAAGATTCTTACTCTATCACCTTCTCTTAATCTTCTATTACTACTAGTAACAAGAGTAGTTGGTGGGAATTCAATTGTAATGGTATCATTTTCCTCTACATTTCTTTTATATGTTAACGGAAGTTCATTGCCAAAAGCATCATATTCATTCTGAGAGTTAGGATCTAAAAATGAGTTTACTTCATTTAATCTTGTCTCTGTTACGCTTCCACCTTGTTCAACAACCAAATATACTTGAACAGAATTTTCTATTACAGGTGATTGAGATAAAGTAAAAATAGGATTGTTATCGACATCTGCCACAAACTGCTCTATATAAGTAGTGCCTTCATAAAATTCTACATAATGAGTAAGATTTGGATTTTCAGCACTTCCAGTTTGTAATTGCACTCCACCTTTATAATCATAAGTGTTATTTTCATTATTAAAGTTAATAGCTTCAAATGTTCTCATAACTCCATTTTTATCTTCAGCACTTAAAGTAAAAGGTGATATAGTTCCACTATTATCATAAGCCTCTGTAAGATAGAAATCTCCCACAGGTTTATTAAAAGAAGTAGTTACTTGAACATTTGAGTTTATTGAAAGTTGAAAATTATAACCTAAAAGCTTAAGAATTTTTATAACAGAATTTTTTTGAGTAGCAGTTCCAAGAAAGTTTTCGTTTACTACCCAATCAATACGAGTTGCTAATTGGTCAGCAATAAAGGCAAAAAGTTCAGTTATTGTTCTACCAGCATTACTACTTAAGAAGTCATCATACTGATTACTATATTCTGGATTTTCAGTTACCAAAGATACAACATCTTCAATAATATTTTGATAATCTAAGCCACTATATTGCGTTTTAGGTAGTTTAGTTAATTTAACCGCCATTATTCACTCCACATTACATAATAAAGACTTGGGTGAAGTTTTATATTATATTCTTCGCTAGCCTTGTCTAATATTTCTATCTCATAATCATCTTCTATGTTCTTAATTAGACCTTTTCTTTTAACACTTCTATAGTCATTAAGAACATCTTCTTCAGTAGTTAATATTACATTCATATCATCAATAGGATATATATTATAATCACTTTTTTTCTCTAATATAATATTCTTATCTTTTCTCTTTTCCCAAATTTGTTTCACATAATCTTTTTTACTATTTTTATTATTCCATTCTTTTAATAGCTCAGAATATACAATAGCATTAGCAGAATAAATAGCTTTTCTTTTAGATACTTCTGCTCTTCTTTTTTTATATACGCTATTCCAAATAAAGTTAAAATAATCTTTATTCTTAGATTCTTTTAAAGTAGGGATATACTTACTAGCATCTATCATAGTCTTAATACCACCTCATAAGTAAAATCTTGCATTGTTTCTTTATTTTTTAAATCTAAATAAATATATGCAGAGTTCGGTCCTCGCATTTGTACAACTAAACTTTGTATTGAAACACGGGGCTCCCAATTTATTATTGATTGCCTAATATCCTCTTCAACATCTTCTTGTAAAACATTTGAATTTTCAAAAAGATAACCTCTCAGATTAGAACCAAATAAAGGCTTATTTACTCTTTCGCCTCTATTGGTTAATAATATACGAGTAATATTTTCTTTTATTAAATCATTTCCTGTTTTTCTTTTAAAAAAATCTAATCCGTAAAATGCTATTCCTTTCATAGTAATATTACCTTTACGAAAAACTTCCTTACTGACTAACTATAGCTAAGTTTGTAAAATAATAAATATTACCATCTTCTTCTGTCTGTAAAGCAGGATAAACCCATATACTCACATCATCTATATTTTCTTTCAATTTTGCAATAGTATAAATGTTATCATTATATTCAGAAGAGCTTAACAATATTGCTCTTGCTCCTAAAGAAAAATTATTATCTTTTGTAATATCTATTTTACTTGCTTCTATTTGATTTCCATCAAATATTATTTGTTCAGTTTCCTGAAAGGAATATGATATTGTGTTATCATCATCATAGATTTTACTTTGTAAAGAACCAGAGAAAGCATATCCGCTATCATTTGTATCATCATAAACTCTTACTCTATATACGTATGATTTATCAAGCTCTACATCAAAATCTTCATATTGAAGTTTAACCGTTCCTTGACTATTTAAACCAGTTATTTCTTTTATTATTAAAGAGCTTGACCATTCATCATTACTTAAAGTAATATTTTCAAGCAAATCACGATACACCTCATATTTTGTTGCATGTTGTTGTCCACCATATATAAGTCCAACTCTTCTTATTAATATCTCTCCAGTTTCATTATCAATAATAGGATTATAAAATGCAGAATATATTTTAGGAGTTGGGATCCATTGTTGTCTATCGAGATCTGTATCACTAAATAAAGTCTTTAAAGTATCATTTACATTTTCAATTGACTTTATCGCATCTGAAATTGCTTTATCAGCACCTTCTACAGAAATTAAAGAAGCTTGTGGTTTATTAATTCTTTCTTTAATCCAAAATGTTCTCCACTTCTTCATTTTGTCTTGATATGTATCACCTACATAAGTATTTATTAAATTATTTGTCCTGTTAGTTATATCTGTATCTATATTATTATTTAAAGTTTCTAATTCTGTTAAGTATGTATCAAAGTTTACTTCATCACCTAAAGCAGAAGAGAAAAAGCTTTGATATCCATATAAACTTCCATCAGTGGCAACATCAGTATTTACACCAATATAAGTATTTAATAAACTTATTAAAGTATCTAGATTTGCACTATCATCTGTAACATCATTTATCATATCAGTATCAGTGAAAAGAGTATTTACTCCACTATCAAAAATATTATCAAGCTCATCTCTTAAAGGTATTAGAGCATTATCTCTATAATCTTCTAGATTTGTTATAAAAGTAGATAAAGAGTTTAGAAAAGTTGTTTTTTCATTCCCGCCATAACCATTAACATCTGCTGTATCAGCAAAAAAAGTAGGTTCATCAATATTACCATCACCAATCTCATAATTATATGGACCCATTCCTGTTATTACTATTTCAACATCACGAGTTCTTCTACCTCTTAAAGTTGCTCCTATTCTATCAAGATTATCATCTGAAGTATCTTCTGTTAAATCAGCTCCATATAAATATTCTTCTGCCTCTGTTTGTGCTGTTGATTGAATGAGGAACCCGCCTGGCCCTGTATAAGTTCCGGTAGTAGTTGCATCTTGACCTATATCTCCATCTAAAATAACAATATCAAGTAATAAACCTTCACTAGTTTCTCCATTATCTCCATTATCATTTAAATAAGGAGTTCCCATGTTCATATTTTTATCTGCTATTCCATTGCTATCTAAATCAGGGTAGAACCCACTACTACCATCTCCACCAACTGTAATAGCATTTTTTAAAATAGCTTCCCAATTAATTTCTGTATAATTAGACAAAGATGGTGAAGAAAAAGTTCTTCCAACTTCTTTATTTTTTTCTATGTAATAATATTTTATTAATTGTTGAATACCAATATTTATTCCATCACCCCAAAGATAACTATTATTAAAATCATCTTCATCAATTGCTTCTATTTTAGCTAATTGAGTTGATACTTTTTGGTTTATTGATAAACTTCTATCTTCTCTTGTTTGTGTTACTTTTTCCGAATAAGTCAAATTATTCCTCCTGCAATATAATATTGAATAATAGCTTGTGATATCATCGTAGCAACTAAATTTGGTTGAGCAGCTGCGCCTAAATTAAATGCATTATTAATCTGACTTTGTAAAGCGCTTACTCCTGAAGCAGGTGCAATAGGAGCAATAACTGATACACCCTGCGCTATTTTTTGTGCTACTAAATTAGGTTGTGCCTCAGCTCCTTGATTAAACGCACTTTTAATCTGACTTAACCCATTAGAAAAACCAGATGGTGTTAATGGAATAGGAGATGGAGCTGATGGTAATAAACCTGTTACACAAGATGTAGCTACTGCTTGTGTAATAAGAGTACCAACCAAATCTGGTTGAGCAGCTGGACCTAAATTAAATGCATTTATAATCTGTGCCTGTAAGGTAGGCAATGATGCAGCAATAGGCATTAGTCCAGCTCCAGACTTTCAGACTTCATATCATTTTTTGCTGCTGTAGTTTTACTTGTTATGGGAGATTGGTCTGCATTTAAAGGAGTAGCTGATGGGCCAGATGGAGTTTGATGAATATGTTTTTCAAAAGCATCTATTATTTTTTTCAAGAAAGAATATAATACTCCTTGATCTCCTGCTCCATTGAATTTTAATTTACCTTCTGTTTTAAAGGTAGCATCTTTTACTGATTCTACTTCAAACCCAGTGTTTTTATTAAAATTCATCTTATTACCTTCAGTATCTTCAAAATAAAGACTTATTCCATCATCAGTATTCTTTATTTTAAAAGTATTAAGATTTCCCTCATTATCAACTTCAATATTAAATCCTTCTTCTGTTAAATTCATTGAAGCAGAGAATTTCTCTTCATTATCAACTTCAATATTAAATCCTTCTTCTGTTAAATTCATTGAAGCAGAGAATTTCTCTTCTTTTGCATAATGAGTAACCTTTGATTCTTTATCACCTACTGTTATGATATTACTAGTTGGTCTTTGCTGCCAATCAAGATCCTCTTGACTATCAGCATTTGTTGTTTTAAAGCGAGCAACAAAATTCTTTTTTAATGCATCTGCTGAACTTTCAGCATCCATAGTTTGCTCGCCAGCTGTAGAACCATCAGATTGCTCTATATCATCAGAGGGAATATTTACATATTCTACATCAAAGTTATCAGTCCTATAAGCTTCAAAAAAACTGCCAAGCCAAACAAATCTATTTGTTCCTTGACCTATTGGCATTACCAAACCTTTTTGGTTTATTTGAGGTAAAAAGAAAACTCCGAAATTTCTTCCTCCGCCATAAGGAGAATAGACTGAAGCTTCAAAGTCATTAGAATATTCAGCATCTCCTTTTATCTCCGCCTCTTCCAACAAATCTGGATATTCACCAGCTAAATCCCAATTCATATTACGATGGTAGAAATTTGGAATACGAACTTTTATTTTTCCATTTGAGTAAAAATTTTTATTGTCTATCACCAAAGCTTCATATAACATCATATTAACTCTATCACTTTATTATAATAAGGTATTCTAATCACAGCTCCTTCATCAAAATCTTCAGGGCTATTTCCAAAGTCATTTACGAAAACAAGAACCCAATAAAGTTTAGGCTCTCCATAAAATCTTTGAGATATCAAATCAGGGCGATACTGTTCTTTTTTAGGAATTTTATACATAACATCATCATTACTTTTAAAAAGCTCTTTGATATTATCACGAACAAGTCCTTTTTGAGAATGGTTTATATCATCATTGTATACATTGTCATAAAATTTATATCTGCTTATCATATCCTCTATCCATTATCTATGAGATCTTCGTTATTAATCATTGATTCAAAATGATTAAAATAATTTTCATAATTTGGCATAACATCCATATAGCTTTTAGTTATCTCTACAAGTGAAAGACTTACAGTAAATCCAAAAGCATCTTTTATTTTTTTATTTTTTATATAAAGAGGAGTTTCTTCTAAATTTTTTTCAATATTTACAGAAGAAACAATAAAAGTTTTATATAGTATTTTTTCTTTAGAGGAAGCAAGTATTTCTGTATTATCTCCTGCTATATTTTGTGGGTAAGTGAGAAGATTACTATAGGGAGCCTCTTCTCCCTCTCCTGCCTCTCCAATAACAACTTTAATAAGCGGTGGTTTTACATACTTAAAACCTTTCTCTATATTTTGTTGTTCATTAGAAGGAAAGAATGGATAACTTAATGCCTCATATCCACTTTGAATACCTTGTAAAAAATTTAAAGTAAAAATATCCATCCAACCATGACCAACACTTCCTCTATTATCGCCATCTTGTTCTTGATCTTTAAGAGCATAATATTTTGTTGAGATATCTACTGTTGATAATTCCACGTGAGAGAATGTTTGTAAAGCACCAATTCTTGAAAGAATAGTTTGTGCATTATATTGTGTAGAAACTCCTCCAGTTGAAATAGATGGATTAAACTCAAATGGTATTTTATAATTAGAAAAACTTCCATCTCTTGTTTGTGGCATCACAAGTATATAACCTATTGACCATAAATCTGGCCTATAGTTTTCTATATCATTTACTCCACCATTCTCATCATTAGGTAAACTAATATTTGTTACTTTTTCATTTATTAAATACTCAGCTGGTTCTACTGTATGCTTCTTTGGTTTTCTATCCCAATCAGCTCTATTATTACTTTCAGCCCATTTTCCGTCTCTACTTTCAAGATCTTTATATTGAAGATTGTTTACTTTATTATTTAATATATAATGTTCAGAGTTAGTATCATGATCACCTCTTCTTCCAACGTTACTAGTAAGTATTCCACCATCTATCCATTTGCCTGCTGAGGTTTGAATAAGATTTTTATAAGTAAATATGTTTGATGTTATTGGAGTAAAGACTCTTCTATTACCTTTAGATAAAGGATCAGAACCTAATACTTGACGATAAAAAGAACCACCTTGCCCAATTATACCAGCATATAAAGGAGAGGTTCTTTCCTTTGCATCTTCTATTTCTTTATTGTCTTCTCTTTTTAAAAGCTTTTGGGGAGATATAACATCTTCTATATCTCCTAATACATCACTTAGAGAAGGAAGAATATCTATATAATTTCTTCCAAATGTAAGATCAGGATATCCTGTCCAAGATGAACCAAAAAAACCTGTAAATTTTTTAATTGTTATTCCTCTTACAAAATGTAAGGTATAAAAGTTACTTCCCAGATATATTACAAGTTCTGAAGGGGTTAAGTATCTTGATTGAACAATAGCATTAAAAGCTCCTGATACTAAACTAAGAGTTCCTCCAAGCTTTGGTTCTGTGTTTCCAGCATTTTCAATACTTCTTAAAATATTTATTCCAACAACTGGAAATAAATTTCTTAAAAATATATCAATAGTTTTATCATCACCTTGTATTTTGTTTCTTAAATCAGTAGCATCTAAGTCAACTTGTAAGTTATAATTGTTACTTGCCTGATTATTATAAATATCAATTGCTTGAGGATTTTTTTCTTTTTCTTTTTCATAATTTCCAGTATTTTCATTATATTCTTTTGGCTGATTATTATCAAAAGTATTTTTAGAGTCTGTATAAATAGGAGTCTCTTCAGAGCCTTCTTTTATAGTACCTATTAAACGGCTATTTAGTGACTCTATATCTATTCTCTTAGGTTCCATTAGACTCTTCCTTTATTATTTCAAACTCTTCTTTAATTTTTTTAATATTATCTTCAAGGGATAAAGAAGAATGTTTTCTTATTACTTCAAAAAATGAGTTTTCAAACTCATCAACATCAATACCAATTTTTTCATTGCTACCTTCTCTTATTAACTTTAACAATTCATTTTCAAAGTCATCCTTGTCCTTAATATCAAACTTAAACTCTATAGCTCGTATAAATCTTATAAATTCTTCTTTTGCATCCTCAAAATCTGTGCTTATCGTAATCACCAACTCCCTCCTCTAACGCCTAAGATTGATGATGCTCCTTCAAGATTATTTTTTGCTTTTTCAGTATTTCTTTTTGATCTTTGTTCTTGTTTCGCTTTTGTATACTCTTCAAGTACCTTAGCAAGCTCTTCATTTGTTTCCTTTGTTGCCTTTGCTGTTTCCTTTGTTGCCTCTGCTGTTTCAGCTTGAGCTTGAGCTTGCTTTTGTTCAGCTGTCTTAGTTGTTCTTTTGGCATGCTCTTCTACTGATATTCCCTTTTTTCCAGCAGATAACATAGCAGGAGTCCAAGTAGTAGTTGATGTTGATGTTGATGTTGCCGCTCCACCTCCTGCTCCAGCAGTTTTACTTGGTTTAAGAGTTATTTCTCCATTCGCTATCTTATCACCAGTGCTATCGATAGAGTCTTGAAGTCCAGCTACCGTATCATCATCAATAAGTTTATTTTTTGGGTCCATGTATTTTTTACCAACATCTTGAAGTGCTTGACCAGCACCGCCAATACTTCCTGAAATTTCTCCCATTGTAGAAATAACACCATCAAGTTTATCTCCTACAAATGGAAGCTTGCTTATTCCTTCAATCATTTTTTGTATTGCTGTGATAACAAAACCGATAATCTTTACAAGAGTTCCAAGAACATAAAGTAGTGGAGGTAATAGAGTATTTACTAAAGCTGCTAATACAGGAATAAGAGCAGAAAGTATTTTAAGAATGGCTGGCATCAAAGCTTTAAATATTTTACCAATAGCTCCCATAAGAACTTCTTGTATTGCTTGTATTACAGGTTGCAATGCTTCAATTGCTGGTCTTAATAGTGCCATTACCATTCCTAGAACAACCATTGGTCCAGTCAGTTTTAACATGCCCTTACCAAGACCTTTCATACCTTTTGCTACACCACTTCCTCCAGCTTTCATAGCCTTACCTAAAGTTTTTTTAAGATTTCTTGGAGCAAATACATCAGCTACTTTTTCTCTTGTCTCAGCAAACTTATTTTGAACCTTTGCAAAACCCTTATATACAGAAGAACCCATGCTTCTACCTGCAGCTTTAATACGATCTCCAACCTTTTGAAAAACTCCTCTTGTAGCTTTTGCCTCTGTAGCACCTTCTCCAACATCAAGATCCATACCAGTTCTTTTTTGATAAATCTGATTTATTTGTCTCTCTTGTTTTCTTTGCTCAGTTGCAGCTTTTACACTCTCTAATCGTTCTTGTTTTGCTTGTTCAATTTGAGCATTATTATTTTTTAACCAACTATTAAGTTTTTCAATCTCTTCAAGATCTTGAGCTGTATACTTACCCTGAGTTTTCATATCAGCAAGTCTATCTTCAATTCTCTTATTTTGAGTATTTAAATCTTGCATTCTCTCTGTAGATGCTGCAGCCTGTTGTTCGGCAATGGCTTTATTTTGTTCCATCTCTCTTTTGTAATTTCTAAGTTGCTCATCAGAGAGGAATTTCATTTGGTTTTCTTGTTGCCTTCTCAAGCGAGAGTTTGCTTCAAGTCTTCTATTATTAAAGGTTTGAGCATCTTTATTTGAATCTTTCTGCCATTTCGTAAGTATTCCAAATTCTCTTGTTTGACGAGCAGTAAGTTCACCACTTTTTCTTTGAGCATCTAAATAATCAATACGAGTTTGATATTGAGATCTTTCGGCTTCTACATTTTGTTGACTTGCTCTATATTCTGCTATCTTCTCTTTTCTTAAAGTTCCAGTGGCATTAACAGATGCTTGAATATTTTTATATATTGTTTCAGTATGTTCATCCATTGTTCCTGAAACAGCATTTTCTAAACCTCTTCTAGTTTCTTTAAAACCTTGTTCCATTTTAGAAGTAAAAACACCTTTACTTTTTTCAGCACCTATTTCAGTAGCACCAACTAAAGCAGTTTGTAAATCTTTTTTTACCCCAGTTGCCATCGTATAAAACTTCTTTCTTATTTTCTTTATTATTACCATTAAAGCAATAGCCCCAGCGACAAATGTAGCAGGTTTTAAGAAAAATGAGAATTTTTTAATCGTTT